GGCTTCGCCGGGTTCAGTTTGTGGAAGATCGCAAACGACAACTGGGCGATCGGCATCGCCGCTGACAAGCTAATGAAAAGCGGATTCGACAAAGGGTTTCGGTCGTCGATGCTATTGGAAGCTCCGGCCAATATGTTCCGCGACGAAAAGCAGGCCCGCGAATTTCTTGAAGGATTCCGCAAGCAGCATGGCGGACCCGACCAGAACGGCAATATCGGCTTACTTCGCGAAGGCATAAAAGCAAATGTCGTCTCGATGAACAGCCGAGACGCCGAAATAAACGACAGTCGGCAGTTTAGCCGCGAAGACGTCGCCTTGTGGTTTTGCATTGAAACAATTCTTGGCGACGACTCAACATCGTACAACGGCATCGAGCAGCGGACGTTGGCCTATCTTTCAAACTGCTTGGCAAAGTGGCTCAAGACCTGGGAGGAAGAGCTAGACCGCAAGCTGCTAACCGAACGCGAACAAGCGGCCGACGTGCTTTATTTCAAATTCCACGATCGGGCTCTATTGCGTACAGACTACTCGACAACGATCAACAGCCTTTCGACCGGGATTAACGCCCGGATCTACTCGCCAAACGAGGCCCGCGAACTGCTTGACCTTAACCCATACGAAGGCGGCGACGTCTACGCGAACCCGGCGATCACTCCGGGCACTGGCGATCAGATTGACGAAGACGACGACCCGGAAGACGACATGGACGAAAGCGACACGGGCGCGCGAGCGATGCGGGTTGTGATTTCGCGGGTTCAGTCCGTCGAAAAAAATCGAGTCATCAAAGGTTGCAAGTCGAAAAACTTTGTCGATTGGGTCGATGGATTCTACGCCCGGTTTACGTCAACAATTTCGGAAGCGATTCGACCGCTGCTAGACGACAGAAGCGAAATTGCGGCGGAGACAATCGCAACCGAGTACACTGAGGCCAGCAAGTCGGCACTGCTTGATGCGGCTGGAAATGCAAAAGACGAAGCCGAACTCGTCGCCATCGTTGGCGAAACGGTCGCGGGCTGGGATTCTCGCGTTGACCAAATCCTGAACGCTATTTCGGAGCAGAATAGCAAATGAAAGACGGAAAAACGAAAAGAGCGATATTCCAAAGGGGCGAATTTCACGATTGGGAATACGCCATAACCGTGTTTGATGATGACGATTTACACAGGAAATTCATTACACTTCCAGCCATCTACGTCACAAGCACTGTTGCGGTTTATTGGGCCGTAACATATTGCTGGACTGGATTACAAGACGAAAAAGGGCGCTTTGTTTTTACTCACTTTGCTTCTAGGTATTTAAAAACACAAAAAAGAGAAAATCTTCCGAAGCGATACGAAAACGCGGAGCTAGAGGAGGTGGCCAAGTGACAGACGCAAACAAGCCGATGACGGCAACGGACAAGCGGTTTCGATGGTTGAATGACCACGCGGACGGCTGGCAATTCGGCGAAACGGGTATGCTTATCGAGCTTTCGGAGCTACTTGAGCCCGATCTAGCCGTTGAAATCGGAGCCGGAGACGGCCAAAGCCTGCCGCTGACGCTTGGCTTTTTGCTCGAAAAAGGCACTAAAACAGTGCTTTTTGAGGCTGACGAATTGCGTCAAAACGCTCTCAAAATGACCAAAAAAGCAGCAGTTATACATGGTTTTTTCGATGCAAGGCTGCTGGATGGCTTAGAACTATCGCAAAGCTTTGTCGTAGTCGACGTCGATGGCCAAGATTGGCCGATCGCAGAGGAAGTACTTAGGTGCGGCAAGCCTCAAGTTATGATGGTTGAACACTATGACCAATTTGGTCCGCGGTACGGTCGATGCGAGCCAGAAGGATTGCCGCCGCGCTGGTGTCTAGGGTTGCTTGTCGATGGATTTTCAATTCAGGCACCCGCAAAGGAAATTGAAAGACGGATTCGGTATTACGGCTACACGCTAGTTGCAAAAAGCCGCGTTAACTCTTTGTTTGTCCGTAACGATCTATTGCCAACTTTGGAGGGCTGCTGATGTTTAGCTACAACACCTCGACAAAAGAAGTTTTTTTGTACGATTACATTGGCCCGGAATGGTTCGGCATGATTGACGCCGGTGCCGTTCAGGAAGCGTTGAGCGCAATTCCTGGTCGTGCTACCGTCAGGATCAACAGCGGCGGCGGCGGAGTCGATGAGGGCATTGCCATCTATGAAATGCTTCGACGACATCCCGGCGGAGTGGATGTTATCGTCGACTCTTCGGCATACTCGATTGCGTCGGTGATCATGCTTGCCGGCGAGTCTTTGACCATGGCGAGAGGTGCGGCGGCTATGCTTCACTCGCCTTGGATGATGTTTGCAAGCGGCAACGCGAAAGAACTTCGCAAGATCGCAGACCAGTTAGACACTAGCGAAGAGCGACTAGTCTCGATTTACGAGGACGCATTTGCCAAGCGAGACAAGCGAAAGGGCCGCGACGAAATCAAGGCAATCCTAGACGCTCAAACATGGTACACGGCACAACAAGCGCTTGACGTCGGGCTGATCGACGCAATTGACGGCCAAGCGGTTGAGCCGGTCGCGGCCAAGTACCGCAACATCCCGGCAGCGATTGCACGGGCACAAAAAGCGGGCGACCGGACGCCATACCCGTTCGCGCGAGAATCGGCAAAACTGAGGCTGCGAAAAAGCAGTTGACAACCGGTAGCAATTTGCTACCGTATCAGCACACGACGACTCTATCGCATTTCGGCAACTCGTTAGCGGCCGGATTCGATTGGCGGCGATTTGGACAAACACCAAACCGCGGCCGATTAAATCCAGGCCGTTTGGCTTTTGGGACATGATCGGCCGCCAATCAAAAGGCTAATCATGGAATTAAGAGCACGAATCGAAGGGCTACAGGCTAAGCGGAATGAACTCTACGCCGAGGCCGAAGCGATCTTGGCGGTGGCAAAAGAGGCTGACCGCGATTTGACCGCCGACGAATCGGCACGGCTTGTTGCCATCCAGGGCAAAGGCGAAAACGACCTCGGAGAGCTTGGGGCGGTCGATTCGCAGCTTAAGCAATGGCAGCACGTCGCCACCCGAATGGAAATCACGCGGGCACAGGCGTCGGCACCGGCCCCGCGGCTTGGCGACCCACCGGCGACCGTTGTTAACGTCAAGAAGTACCGCGGCAAGGCCAAAAACTTTGAAAGCCAACAAGATGCGGTCGATGCCGGATTGTTCTGCGCGGCGGCGATCTACGGTCACGGCCCGTCGATGGACTACTGCCGCGAAAAAGGCTTGATTGTCAACGCACACAGCGTCGGCGACAATACGAAGGGCGGGTACGTCGTGCCGGAGCCTTTAGAAGCGTCCATCATTCGGTTGGTCGAAGAGCGTGGTGTTTTCCGCCAGTACGCTCGGGTGTATCCAATGGGATCATCGAGCGTGCTCATTCCGCGGCGCGCAGGTGGATTCACTTCGTACTTCGTTGGCGAAAACGACGAGATCACCGCTTCGGACATGAAATTCGACCAAATCAAGCTTGAGGCCAAAAAGCTTGGCGTTCTGACGCAAGTTTCTAGCGAGCTTGACGAAGACGCCATCGTCGCTTTGGCCGATTTGGTGTCAACGGAGTTCGCATTGAGCTTCGCTGAAAAAGAGGATCAGTGCGGATTTAACGGCGACGGGACCAGCACTTACGGCGGAATGGTCGGTCTCAAGTCTGCACTAGCCGCAGGCTCGGTTGCTAAGGCGGCCAGTTCTACCACGTTTGCGGCAATGGTGATTGCCGACTTTGAATCGGCGGTTGCTAAGCTTCCGCAGTTTCCGGGCATCCAGCCAGCGTGGTACGTGTCGAGTGCGGCCTACCATCTTTCAATGGCCCGATTGCAATTTGCCGCGGGTGGCAACATGGTCGACAATATCGCGGGCTCTCCGCAGTTGTCTTTCCTTGGCTACCCGGTTCGGTTTGCTCAAGTGCTTCCCAACTCTTCGGGATCGCTTGCCGACACGATCGTCGCCTATTTCGGTGACTTGTCGATGGCTGCGACCTTCGGCAATCGTCGAGGCGTAACTATTTCGGCCGATAGCTCCGTCTACTGGAAGCAAGATGCCATCGGGCTCAAGGGGACCGAGCGTTTCGACATCAACGTTCACGAACGCGGAACGGCAACCGAAGCCGGCCCGATGGTCGCCATCGAATTGCAGTAATCCTTCCCTTGCTCCGGGTAGGGTTGGGGCCGGTTGGCTTATGCTGGCCGGCCCCTTTGAAACAAACAAATCACCGATAGGAAAAAGAACATGAAAAGCTTACAGCCGATTTATCAGGAACTTGTTTTTGCACCGGCGACCGCGGCGACCACTACCGCGGCCAAGTCTATCGACACGCTAGGGGCCAAGAACCTTTGCGTGTCGCTGAACTTCTCTGCAAACCTCAACACGAACGCGACCGGCCCGACGCTGGAGTTTTCGCACAGCGACACGGACGCAGCAACCGCGTTTGCGACCTTCGACGCGGCGTTAAATCGCAGCGTCAGCCGTGGGACCGCTGGTGTGATCAGCGTTTCGCATGTCAACCTTGACGGCAGCGTCAAGCGGTACGTGCGGGTCAAAGTTACTCCAGGAACCACCACGAACGATACCGTCATCTATGGCGGTGTCGCACTGGAAGACAAGGAAATCAGGCCAAGTGCCGTCGCCGACGTTGGCGGCGGTGCCGTCTTGAGCTAACCCAAGCCAATACCCGGAGCAAATGGGAATGGAAACAAAAGTAAAAGTCCATGCGTTCATGACGGCCGCCCGCTATGAAAACAGCATGACACGAAATCACATCGAGATCGCACTAAAAGCGCTCGGGATCCCGATGCAAGTAAGCGGCGGAGTATTTTATGGCCAGTGTATGCAGAACATGCTGCACGATGCTCTGAAATACGGAATTGATTACGCAATCACGATTGACGGGGACAGCATGTTCACGCACAAGCATATCGAACGATTGCTTGGCGTAATTGTGCGGCCGGATAGCGGCATCGATGCACTAGCGGCGTTGCAGTGCAAGCGAGGTTGCCACTACCCGTTGGCAAGTTGCGGCGAACAAACCTTGAGGATCACCGGCGAACCTTTTAAGGCGTCAACGGCACATTTCGGGCTGACCGTATTAGACATGCGGAAGCTTGCAATGGTTCCGCTGCCGTGGTTTGCCGATCGACCTGGACCGGATGGAACGTGGACGCACACAGACAAGATCGACGCAGACATATCGTTTTGGAAAGCATGGGGCGAAGCCGGAAATTCGCTTTACATGGATCCGGGATGCAGCATCGGGCACATGGAAGAAATGATCACAGTTTTCGATGAACAGATGCAAGTCAAGCACCTCTACCCGAAGGAATGGCGGGCAATGAATGGTTACAGCGCCTCCTAGTTACGTCACGGTTGTTTTTCTTCGGGATTGGTTTTTGATTCGAAAAGATCAACGCCACTTGATGACCTGGGGACAAGCCGACCTACTGACCCGTCGCGGTTTTTGCGAGATCGTAAAAGATGGAATTGACAATACCGAAATGGAAGCGACTGACGCAGCCGACAAGCGAGCCGGTGAGCCTGTTGCAAGCCAAGCAGGCATTGAACATCGGCACCGGCGACGGCACGCACGATGAGAGGTTAACGCTGCTGATCCAGGCGGCACGCGAAAAATGGGAACGCGATACGCAGCGAGCGACCACGGCCGGAACGTTTCGGCAAGTCTTCGATGCGTTTGCAGATCCGCTGGAGTTGCTACCGCTTGGCGTTACTTCCGTTTCATCGATCACCTATTTCGATGCGAACAATGCGACGCAAACAGCATCGGCATCGCTTTACGTGTTCGATGATTATGACAACGTCGTGCGGCTTGCTTACGAGCAAGAATGGCCCGACACGTCCGCACGCTATGACGCGGTGACGGTGAATTTTACGGCAGGCACTAGCGACCCGCTCGAAGTGCCGGCGATGGCCAAGGCGGCAATGCTTTCGCTTGTGGTTTATTACTTCGACAAGAACCCAGGCGATAACGACGGGCTCTATGATTTGAGGCATTACGACGATTTGGTCCGCCAATACATGCGGAGTAGCTACCCATGAGCGGAAGGCCACGCCGTTTCAGTGTCGCCAACATGCGATACCGCGTAGTGCTACAGAAGCACGTCGACACTGTTGACGCGGCCGGGCAACCGATCGCAACTTGGACGACGGTTTACCAAAGCGAGCCGGCGGATTATGCAGCGGTGAGTGGCGGACAAGTTTTTCGAGGGTCACAAGTTAACGAAGGCATCAACGCCATATTCACGGTTCGGTATCGCGACGAATACGCACCGCAGCATCGCATCTTATATGGCGGCCAAGCATACGGGATTGTTTTTGTGCAACCGATCGAAGGCCGCGACCGTTATTTAGACTGTCATTGCAAGGTGGTCGAATAATGGCACCGCGAAAAACAAAGGCACGATTTGGAATCATTGTTGGGTTTGACAAAAAGCTTATCGATCGACTTACGCACGGACTGCCAGATGAAGTGCGAAAAGCCGCTACCGCTCACGGCTTGCCAGCAGCCGCGGCCGTAGTTGAAAAAAAGGCAAAGCAGATTGCTCCGAACGGGCGGAAGACAGGCACAAGCAATAAGCAATACGGAGAATCTAGAACGAAGTGGTATCCCTACAGGCTAAAAAATCACATCACTTCAAAAGTGCTTGACGACATGATGGGCACTGTCGTTTCCGTAATGGTTGGCCCGATGCGACCGTGGGGCAACAAAGTCAATTTTATTTCGCCAAACGTTCGAAGTACCACCGGAAACACAAAGTATCAAAAGTTTTGGGGCAAAGTTCCATTTAGTCCGGCCAACAGAAACCCAAAGACCAATCGCTTCCTCGAAGATGCTTCGCATCAGACGCGACCGCAACAAATCCGGGCACTGGTAACAGCGATGCGTCGAGCGATCAAAAGGAATATGGCTCGGAGGTTTACCATTGGCTGACGCAGGGACAGCGTTTCGGGCTTTTGTAGTCGCTCAAGCGGGAGTCTCCGCATTGATTGGCGATCGAATGATTCCCGACGAACTATTGCAAAAGACGACGATGCCAGCGGTGACCTATCACCGCATAAGCACGTTACACCATGAGAACATAAACGGCAGCAAGGCCGGGATGGCAGAGGCGATTGTTGAGGTAAGAGCATACGCAGCAAGCCGAACGGCATGTACCGCGATATGCGAAGCCATCCGCACATGCGGCGTGCTTGACATGCTGGGCGTCTACTCGGGCGTTAACTTCCGTTGCGTGATGCTTGCAAGCGGCCGAAATGATTTCACCGAATCGCCAATAGATGGCACGCATGAACTTCGTTACGTTTCGTCGCAGGACTACTCTTTGACCTATTTGGAGGCTGTTTAACATGCCAATCGCAGGACGTGGGGCAACCCTTTCGGGCACGACTTATACCGCAGCACTCGACATTGTCGAAATCAGCGGCGGTAGCGAGTCAATCGAAGCCCTCGACATTTCGACGCTTGGGCAAACGACTACTTTCATGCGTTACCAAGTCGGCGACATGGCCGACACGCCAGAAATCAGCGTCACAATCAATTGGACAAACACGAACCCGCCAGCAATCGGGGCGAAGGATACGTGGACGCTTACATTTCCCAAAGACGGAACGGCCACAACGGCACGCAGCCTAAGCGGAACCGGCTTTGTTACCGAAAAGGGCTACCCGACTTTTGTTAACAATCAGATCAGTCAGGGCACGCTGACGATCAAGCTTGATGGAGCGACAGGGCCTAGCTACACATGAGCAAGCTAACAGTTGAACTACTTCCGCACGTGGCGAGCTATTCGCTTACGGGTGAAGCAATTGAGTTTCCGCAGTGGGCGTTGGTCGTCAACGGATCCCATTGCGGATGGGTGCCGAAGGAGGGCAAACACGTGTCTTTTTTTGAGCACTTTCATGAAGTGGATCGAGCCGCCATTTGTGCGGAGGTGGCGCGGATCCGCGGCGAAAGACAAAGCCGCATCGAGTCAGTACCGCCGAGCATTTTGTACCCGGAGCAAGCAGAGGAAAACGATGAGTCTAACGAAGAATGAATTGTTGGGGTTTTGCAATCGACGCTTTGACGTTGTCGACTTAGGCGACGGCGCAAAGGTACGAATCCAAAGCCTGACGCAGGAAGAGATAGCCCGTCACAATTTGATGATGCTTGACAAAAAGGGTCAAGTATCACAAGCGGGCTTGATGGCAGCCGAACGTCTTTACGTAGCAATGGCACTTGTGGACGATCAAGGCAATCGGCTGTTAACCGACGACGAAGCCGGAGAGCTTGCAAAGCTTGATGGCGGCGTTTTCCAAAAGATCGCACAGGCGGCAAGGCGGCTAACCGACAGGGACGCGGTAACCGTTGAGGCGATGCTGGGAAACTAACGATGAGCCCTACGCTAAGACTCGCCGGTCGAGTCTGCTTAGGGCTCGGAATTGATGATCCGGAGGCGTGGTTGGCGAACGTCTCGCAAAGAACGCTAGCGTTTTGGGAGGCTTTTTACATGCTGGAGCCGTGGGGCAGGGAGTGCGAACGCGATGCGGTTCAATCTGCGCAGTTGTCCGCACTTGGGGCAACGATCGCGGCAAGTAATGGCATTAAGCCTAAGCCGCCGCTGCGGGTTGCCGACTTCATGCCGGCAAATTGGCACCAGCCGGCAGCACCAACGAACACGAACAGCATTAAAGCCGCGGAGCAAGCCTTCGCGGCTAAATGGGGCAGGAAATGACAACCAGCATAACGGCCCTAAATATCCGCATCGCCACCGACGCTTCGGAGGTGTACGAAGCCGGCAAGCGAATGTCGTCGACGATGCGAACCGTGAACCAAGTCATGGAGGCATCGAAAACACCGATCGAACGCTATCAGCAATCGTTGACACGACTCGACGCGGCGTATTCCCACAACAAGATCACCACAGAGCAATACATCCGCGGCGTCCAGCAGATCGGAAAATCCTATGACGAATTAATCCGCAAGCAAGATGAAGCGGGAAAAAAAGATCAGTCGACGATGGGCGGAATGCTTGCCAATGTGAAGCGACTTGCAGCGGCTTATATTGGGCTACAGACCGGACGCTCTATCGTCAAGATCGCGGCCGATGCTGAGGCGGCGGCGATACAGTTTGAAGTGCTAACGGGATCCGCAGGCGAAGCGGCAAGGATTATTGCCGACATGAAGAAGCTTGCGGCGGCGTCTCCGTTGTCGCTAACCGGCGTACAGGCTGGCGTTAAGACTCTGTTGATGTTCAACGTGTCGAGTAAGCAGGCCGTCGACATGGCCAAGCGACTTGCCGACGTTACTGGCGGCAACGAAGAGGCATTCAAGCGGCTTGCATTGGCGTTTGGCCAAGCTAATGCCGCTGGCCGATTGATGGCCACCGAAGCTAACCAAATGAAGGAGGCAGGATTCGGAGCATTGCAGGCGATCAGCGATCTTACGGGCGAAAGTATCTCCGATCTATTTAAGAAAATGGAGCAAGGGCAAATCCCGTTCAGCTTGCTTCAAGAGGCACTTATCAATGCAACTTCCGGAACTGGCAAGTTTGCTGGGATGACCGACAGGCTATCCAAAACTTTTACCGGATCCTATCAGCAAATGTCCGGAGCGGCACAGGACTTGGCAATCGCAATCGGCGAAAACATTTTGCCAACGTTCACGGCGTTTCTGAATGAAGTCACTAAAGGCATTCGATACGTTACCGATACCGTCAACAGTTTCACAGCGTTAGACCGTGCAGTTATCGCCGGTGGCCTAGCTTTCGTGGCAGCGTATTCCGGCGTGATTCTGATCACCAAAGGGCTTGTTGCGCTAAAGGCCGCAGTAACGGCGGCAGCGCTAGCCCAAACGTTCCTGGTTGCTCTCACTGGGCCAGCCGGTTGGGCGATCATCGCCGGTGCGGTAGCGGCAACGGCGGCGGCATACGTCACCCTCAAGAACGCGACCGAAGAGGCAGTGCCAGTTCAGGAAGCAAGTAAGGCCGCTGTAATCGCACAGACGGGAGCATTTAAAGGGCTTGCCGACAGCGTCAGCATGGCAATCGCAGCGGCTAAGGAACGCGATGCGGCGGCTTTGGTTTCCGCCAAAATGGAAGACGCCGCAATCAAGCGAAGTGCAACTCTAAATGCGTCCTACATAGACGCCGTTCACTCGCTAATGATGCAGCGGGCCGAACTGGCAATGAGCAAAGAAGCTTATGAATCTTTGCAGGACGCATCGAAAGGATTCAGCGATCAACAGCGAGAAGTCTTGGCAAACTTGCGGGCAGAGATCAAAGCACTAGAGGACAAAAAGAAAGCCGAAGAGGAAGCCAAGAAGCGGCAAGAAGAGCTTGCCAAGATGCTGGCCGATGCGGCAAAGAAGGCCGCAGATTTTGCACGGGAGCAAATAAGGCAGGCGAGGGAGCGAGCCAAGCAGCAAGAAGAAGAACTGACGCGGACGCAGCAGCAAGCACTAGAGGCGGCAAAACGTCACTTTGAAGAACAGCGGCGAAAGCAGATGGAAATGCGATCGGCCGTCGCAAAAGGTCCGAGCGGTTTCGAGGTTGGCAGCAGCGAAGCCATGCGTTTTCTTGCCGAACAATCGAACGCACTCATCGCTGGCATCGCGGCACCGGTCGACATTCCGCCCGGAGATAAGGAGATAATCGCAGAAGCTCAAAAGCAAATTGAGATCATGCGGGTGCAAGCCGAGACACAGGCCAAACTGCTTGCCGAAATGAAGGCGAACACAAAAGCCATTGTCGAAAACAAAGTCCAAAAGCTTCCGGGTAGAGGATAATGGCACACACGCTACAAGGAAAAACAATCAGCGGGAGCGTCGAGCTAGCCATAAAAAACGGCGGGCCGGTTTGGCGTCAATCGCAAAGCTATCGAGTCGAGGCCGATAGCGACGATCCGCCGTACAGCGGCATCTTGCTAACGTCGGGGCTGCCGATTCCGATGACGACGTTCACCGATGACGGGTTAATGATTTGCCAGTCACTCGGGGCGGATCGCATACCAAAGCACAGGCGATTGTGGGAGGTAACGGCGGAATTTAGCAGCGAGGTTGAGCAATCGCAGAATACGCAATTTCCGGAAGAATGGGTGCCGGTTTACGAGCTAAAAAAAGAACGCGTTCAGGAACCGAGCTTCACGGACGCCTCGGGCAACGCGATCGTTAACTCTGCGGGGCAGACGTTTCCGCAAGGCATCATCCTTACGCGATACTTGCCGGTGTGGGAGTTTTTCCAATTTGAACCGGCATCGCTATCGGATGAGCAGATGCTAACGCGGGACGAGGTTGTCAACTCTACGGTTTTTAAAGGCCGTGCGGCGAAGACTCTACTTTGTACGATAACGTCTTCGGTGATCGGGTTTTATTACGGGAGGCTCCGCAGGCTGACGCAGTATCGAATCATCTACAACGTGAGGGACTGGACGGACAAGCGACTTGATACCGGGACGGTTTATTTAGACGGCGGAGTGCAGAAACCATACACTGTTGGAACCGCTCCTAACGAAGTAGTGATTGAAGGCAGTCTAAACGGCAGCGGTGCAAAACAAACTGCTGGAGTTGCACCAGCAATTCGAGTCTTCGACAAGTTCCCGACAATTGATTTCAACACGTTTTTAAGGTAATCATGGCCGATCTATCAAGGACAGCGGCGAACGTAAAGCTGATGAGTGCCGGCCCAGTTTCGATGGGCAAAAGCGGCGGCGCATTGTCGCAAGCGGATCCGGCTTACTTTGACACTTCCGGCAAGCTTTTAAGATGCCAATCGGACGGCACAGCGGCCGAGGCCAATTGTCGGGCCATGATCTTGACACCAGCAACGGCAGCGGACCAAGACGTGGTTTACATGCTTGCGGGCGGCGACATAGACGTCGGGGCTACGCTAGCCGTTGGCGAAACGTATATTGTTTCGCGCACCGCTGGAGCAATCGCACCCATCGGCGATCTTTTATCGAGTGACTATTCGACGATTCTGGGAACCGCAACGGCAACGAACAAGCTTGCGTTTCGTCCGATTGTCAGCGGAGTTGAAAAGCCCTAATGGCAAAGGATCAGCGGACATACGGATTCAGCTTGACCGACGCCGAAAGCTTGGCGGAGCTAATCGGCGGCCGGGCTATGATTATTGAAGGGCGGCGACCGGTTGGCGGTGGCGGCGGTGGCGGTGCAACGCTCTATCGCTTCGAGACGACCGCGGCTTACACGTCAGGCACAAGCGTCACAGCGACAATTAAGACGATGGCAGGCACGACCTTCGCCAGCGGTGCGACGCTTAAAGATCCCGAAGCCATCTTCATGGGCATGGCATCAGGCACAAAGGGCTATTGCATCGCACAGGGCGGCGAATACTTCGCAATCCAAGCCGCGTGCAACGCCGAAGAGGGTTATGTCTAATGGCCAAGCGATGGTTCGGTCCGCGGCCAGCTCTTGGGTCATTCACAAGCACAACGCGGCATGGTTCATGCGGGTGCTGTCAATGCGGCGGGCTCGATAGCGGGACCAACGTTTTCGATACGCCGGCAGGCGTTCGTGAGATGGTCAACTACTCCGCTTATCGCGATGGCTTGCGGGCGAAGCTTGTTATCTCTGGCGTCCAGGATGCACACTCAATTGAGTTGTCCGGCTACTATACCGACATCACCGGCATGAGCGGGCTAAACGGCACGTGGTATCTATCGGTAGTCCGAACACAGTACGGTTGCATTTGGACGGCAGACGATTCGGAGCTTGTCGAGATTAGCTACAACATCTATCAAAACACGATTCCGTACGATTACACGTACACACTAAACGCGAACATCGAAGCTAAATCGGCACGACCGACCAGCGCGATTGAAGCGAACTTTTTTGCATTGTTGTCGCTCGGCCTTGTGCTTGACCTCGGGGCGTTCAATCCTGGGGCGTTATCGCCACCACCAGCGGGCGACCTCCACCCCGTTTTGGGGATCGAGTTCGTGCCGACGTCGGCACAATACGGCGAAGCGACCGACGTCGGCGTCACGTACAACACAAGCCGCATCGGCTGGGACGGGCCGAGAGTTGCGGACACAATCAGCGGCGACCTACGATTTTACAAATCGATGTTCGGCGCCTGGGGCGACGTTACCGGCTACGATGATCCTGATTGGGTTGGGATCGATGATTTCTACGACACGGCGACGGACACATTTAAAAACGCCGGCACGTTCACCGCGGAAATCGAGCGGCTATGATTTATTTCCGTTGCCCCAATTGCCGCAAAGGCGGCTATGTCGAAGGGCCGAAGGTTCGGTGTAGTTGCGGCAAGAGCTACAGCGGTGACGAGTTGGCCGCGGCTTGTGATGCACGAACTATCCAGGAATCCCGGACAGTTGAGCTACCTTGCATTTATCGCGGGCCGGAGATCCGCAAAATCGATTGCGGCTGCGAAGGAAACGCGATGCTGTACCA